CTTGCTGATGGTGACGTAGATAACTATCTAGTATGGCGCATAGATGTAGAGATTGACGGCGACAACGTACATAACACAGTCGCAGGCTATGATGAGGTATATCTGCGTGTGGGTTCTGTGTTTGACCAGGTTTTTGGTAGCGGCACATACACGAAAGGGCCATCGATAACTGCAGCAACGTTAAACACCCCAACTGAAATAGCACTTACGCTAGACGATACTGATACTGACTACACGACAATAACCCCATCGACGGGCATTGCTGGTTTCAGAGTTGACGGCGGGTCGATATCGGTAACGAATGCAGCTGTTTCAGGTAGCGAGATAATATTAACGCTTGGTTCGGCTGCTAGTGCTGGCGACTTAGTTGATTTTGCGGCATATAACGAGGATGTACCCGGAACGTTAGCGTTCACTAACTACCCGTTAGTCAATTCTGAAAACGATATGCCGATCGATCCGATCACTACGGCGTTGGTGGTTGAGTCGCCATCGGGCATAATACCCTTAATATCACATCATATAAGAATGCAGAGGCAGTGATGCTAATACTAAAACAATCAACAGCCATAGATATTAGGATGGGGCCGTTTTTAGATGCCACCGATGGCGTTACACCTGAAACTGGTATTACTTTAGGCGCAGCGGATCAAGCAGAAGTCTTAAAGGCTAATGGCGCTGCAACTGTCGCAATGGCTGGCACTTTTACTGCTGTAACCGGCTCAGACGGATGGTATGACTACACGGCAAGCGCCGGTGATCTTGATACTGTTGGCGAGGTTGCTTTTGTTGTTCAGGATGCTAGTGAATGTCTACCCGTTTTTGTTCGCGCCCAAATAATTGAAGAGGCTATTTACGATTCATTGTTTGGTGCAAGTGCTGACGGCTTTGATTCTGTCGGTGATGTTACAGTAGGCGGATATGCCAGCGGACAGGAGCCTTTACAGCCTACAGTAGCGGGCAGGGCGCTTGATGTTACATCTAACGGTAACGCTGGCATTGATTGGGGTAATATTGAGAACCAAGCAACTACAGTTGATTTAAGCTCCACGGATATTAATTTGTGCGACACAGTAACAGTGAACACAGATATGCGCGGCACGGATTCGGCGTTATTAGCAGCTAGTGCGCCATCAAATTGGTCGAGCATGGTTATTAGTGGTTCCGGATCTGTTGATGCACTTACTCAGGGTTATCTAGACACGCTACTTACGGAAACAACAGCGGGCCGTATTGCTGGGAACTTCGACGTGTTTTTTGAAAATGCAGACGCATTGACTACCAAGGTTGTTGACGATGTTGGCTCAGGCGGCGGCGGAGGTGGCGCGGATTGGTCAGCAGCAGAAAGGAACGAGATTAGATATCGATTAGGTGTAGATGGAACAACAGCAGCGCCATCTATAAATTCACCAAACCTAGAAACCGTTGATGCTAATATTGTGCAGGTGTCAGGCGATACAACAGCAGCGGATAACTTAGAGTTGCAGTATGACGGAACAGGGCTGACTGGCGATACATTCCCAGCCACTCAAGATCAGGTTAGTCGGCTTAGCGTTAGTTCCGGCCTGTTAAATACTCGATGTGAATCCTACACGTTAACGACTGGAACGCAGTTCAGCGGTACGTTCGAGGATACGTTTACTGTTGACTCTGTGTATCACGAGCACACAGACGCGGCTGGCGCGATGGAGCTTTATTATGAGTTCAATCTAGGTGCATTCGGTGTTGCAGCGGCGGCTGAATTTGTGGGTAGGTTAAACGGCAGCAATGATGAATTGGGTGTGTACGCTTACAACTGGGGCGGCGCGATATGGGAGCAGATAGGAGCGCTAGCAGGTAAAAATGGCTCTACGGATGACACTATTCTCTATGACTTGGATCAGGTTCACACTGGAATAGGTGCAAATGTTGGGCTTGTACGTATTCGGTTCTATGCGGCGGCGGGATTAACCACCGCAACACTATTTGTAGATAGGATTTCATCTTCTTATACATCTCTCGCAGATCAGGCTCAGATTCTCGACTCTGGAACGCTTCAAGCGGCGGGAACAAATTCAGCTACATTGAGGGCTGGTGCCGACTCTACAGATGACTTCTATAATAGAGCGAAGATAATCATTACTCAGGGTGTTGGTGAGGGCCAAGAGCGCATCATTGCTGATTATGATGGCGCGGCCAAAGTGTGTACGACCACACCAGACTGGGCGACTACGCCGGATAATACGAGCGTTTATGAAGTTCTGCCAGCGCAAACACATTCAACAACTAGAAACGGTGGCTATGATGGCGGCTTCATCTATGTTGATGGTACTAACGGCACGGCGGGAACATTGCTATATGTAAACGGGGTAACAACTAACCCTGTTGATAATATGCCGGATGCAAGGACATTAGGTAACGATCTAAATATTAAGAAGTTCCGCTTTGAAGGTGGTGCGCTTCTGTCTCTGGATCAGGCTTATGTTGGGTGTTATTTTGAGACGCAAAGCGCTCAGATTTTTAACTTGAACGCACAAAGCATTACAGGCTCATCTTTTGTTAAGTCTGGGATATCAGGCACAGGAACAACCGGAACAGGCGCAACAGATAGGGCTGTATTCTTGCTTTGTGGCTTAACAGATGCGCTAGGATCTATGTCTTTGGGTACCTCATCATTCTTAGAGTGTGGCTTTCAAGGTACGCTAACACTTACAGATACAGCCAGATACGGATTCCAGCGATGCGCGGCTAACGACGTTGCAGGATTTACTATAAATGTAAATGGTGACGGGGTAACACAAACAGAAGTCGTTATGATTGAGTTAGGTGGCGATCTAACGCTGACTAGCATGACCTCTGTAGATGTTGTGACTGTGACGGGCAACATCACATTAACAATAGACTCTAGCTGCACAGGCGGAACGATTAACACGCAGGGGTCGGTAAGCATTACAGATAACTCAGGCGGCGCGGTCACTATCACCGAAGGTCTTATTAATGTCATAGATGAAGAGCAGAAGATTATTGATGCCAGCGTTGATGCGATACTCATCGACACAAGCACAACAATTCCAGCTCAGATATCAGGGCTTAATGATATAGCTGCTACGGATATAGTAAGTGCTGGAGCAATAACAACTAGTGCGGGACTTGTGGACATTACTCAAGCCGCAGCTGATAAGGTATGGGTGTCTTCAAGCAGAACCCTTACTGATGGCATTCAAAAGAATGCGGCGTTCAATAACCTAGAGTTCTTGATGGTTTTAGCTTCCGATCATGTGACACCTGCTGTCGGGCTTACAGTGACAGGGCAAAGAAGTATTGATGGTGGGGCTTTTTCTGGTATTAGCGGATCAATTGCAGAGGTTTCAAGTGGAATATATCAGGTTGACTTATTGGCAGCGGATACCAATGGCGATGTAATTACCTATAGGTTTAGCGCTGCAACTGCTGATGACACATTCATAACGGTGACAACAGCTTGATAGTACGATGGCAAGATAATAAAGCGGCTTTTGCAAGAGGGCAAAATTTTGCAATTGGCCGGCAAAAGTTTTTAAATGGCTACTACTCTGTTTTTAGTCAGGCGGTAGTTACACCGGGGTTGCCGATTGGGGCTTTAAGCTTTATATCGGTAGCGGGTTTAAGTGGGATTTCTGCAATATCTAGTGCTATTTCAGGGTCATTTAGCTTGATAGAACAGGATGCTGGTGTGAAAAGCGGTATAGGTGGTGATGGTTCAACGGGTTCTGGGAGTGAAATGTCGTGAGTATTAAGGTTGGGGAGATTGGAAGAGATCTTTATGTGGGTACATCTTTTGATTTAAGCTCTAACACCGAGCTAATAATAAATTTTACTAGTCCTGACGGAAGTGTAAGCTTTAGTAAAGCTAAGGCGGATGGTGTCACAGCTCCAGCTGTAGATTCTCCAGCTCTTCCTAGTAGTGGGGATTTTTCAGGTGGCGTGTTGCCAGCAAACACTTACATGATGTACACAACTGATGGTACGGAGTTTGTCGATGGTGGTCATGGGGGTTGGGAGATATGCACAACCTATCAGGACGCTACACCTAAGAGATTTTACGGTGATGATACAACCCTGCTGATAGCGGAGGCTTGTGGATAATATTAAATGTTAGTAAGTAGTGTTACTATATAGCCCTAAATATGGGCTGAATATGGGTTACACATGGCAGTAAGTTCAACTTCGTATAGTAAAGACAATCCTGCGCCACCTAGAGGAAAGTCATTTAAGAATAAGATTCTTGACGTTATCAAAGAAGAGTCTCTTCTAGGTGTAAGCAATAAAGACGACAAGAAAGAGGTTGAGCGAGCCTATCTTAAGCATATAGCCACAAGAGCTTTTGACTCGGAAGATCAGTCAAGCGCAACACTCTTAAAAGAATTGCTCAATAAGTCATACGCTGGATTAAAAGCAACCCTTCCAAGTATCGAATTTGAGTTCGATGAAACCGAAAAGCCTCATGAGCAGGTGTCTAAGATAATCAAAGCGGCAAGCTCTGGCCAGATAGCGCCAGATGTTGCCGGCATATTTGTGCAGTGCGTAAAGAACGCTACAGATATAGAGCAAGCCACAGATCTAAAAGATAGAATAGAAGCCTTAGAGGCTATGCTGAATGCTTAGCTTGGCCAGAAGGCTAGACGCTATAGAGCCAATGGCCAAAGCTAGATCAGGAAACTTACAGCCGTCTGTTTATGGAATTATAGACAGAGTAGATAAAATTGATGGGGTGCTAGTTCCTAATGTCATAAGGAGGTGGAAAGGTGATATAGGGCTTATGGAGCCTACCGAGGATGAGCCCACGGTGATGCTAGTGGAGAAGCTAGAGCCGTTCATTCTTAAGTATAAAAAGTATAAGTGCTTGTTTGGCGGAAGAGGGGGTATGAAAACCCGCTTCGCTCAAAATGTTGTTGTTGCCAATGTTCATTCTCACGGAACAAAAGTCTATGTTTTGCGAGAACGCATGACCTCACTGAAAGAGTCTGTATTTTCTGGCATAGAATCCACTATTGGGAAAATGGGGCTTGGTGGGTTTTTATCCGTCCCTTCTAAGTGGGAAATTCGAAATGGTAATGGTGGTAAGTTTGTTTTCGGCGGCATGAAAAACATTCTCGACATGAAGGGAACTGCAGACTTTAAGCACTTCTTAATGGAGGAGGCTGAAGATACCAAACAGAAGACGATAGATACGCTAGGGCCTACCTTGCGAGACATGCCGGGTGCCACATTGTGGTATTTATGGAATACAGGCAGCTCTCAAGATGCAATGAGCCATGAGTTTATTTCGCCGTACCAAGCCGACTTGGATAAATACGGAGTATATGAAGATAAACACCATTTGATTATTAAGCTGACCTACGAGGATAACCCGTGGTTTGAGCATGATGAGGCTTTGCAGGGCGAACTTGATAAGGATCGCGAGAAGGTTAAAAAGAAAATCATGAGTGAGTCTAGGTTTGGTGGTATTTGGCATGGAAAGTTTAATGATGACATCTCCTCCAGCGTGGTGCATGAAGATTGGTTTAAGTCGTGTATAGACGCACATAAGAAGTTAGGTTTTGAGTCAAAAGGAGCGGTAACTGTAGGTGGCGACCCTTCTGATGTTGGTACAGATCCATTCGGCTACGCGGCAAGAAAGGGGGTTGTGTTTTACGATATTGACGAGGTTGAAGGAGAGGACGGCAATAGAAAGATGGATGAGGCTTGCAGGAGAGCTATTCATCAGGGCTGCGATACGTTCCTGTATGACGCGGATGGGTTGGGTGCCACCTTAAGAGATAATGTTAATAATTCATTTAAGAATAAAAAGGTTAATATCGTAGCTTACAAGGGGTCTACTGAGGTTCATCATCCTGAAGCTCAGTTCAAGAGCGAAACAGCTAATCTGAGCAGGCAAAGTGACAACCTGAAAAACAAAGATGCCCTCAAGAACAAGAAGGCGCAAAACATCATAGGGTTAGCTGAAAGAATCTATAGGACACATGAAGCAGTAACAGATCCATCAAAAAGGTATCAAGACCCTGACACGCTAATAAGCTTTGATAGCGAATCAATCAAGCCTGAAATGATGGAAAAGTTAAAGGCTGAGGCGTGCAAGACTCCAATTAAGCCGGGGCCAACAGTTCAGTTTTATACTAAAGAGGAGCTAAGAAAGGGTGTTATGATGCCTGATGGTAATCGTGTAGTTATACCATCCCCAAACCTCTGGGACGCTGTTGTACTTAGTTTTGATTTCGCTGGTATAATCAACAATACCATGATAGATAAGTCCCATCGTCCTAGACCACGCAAAGTAATGAGGCGCTAAGTGTTAAGCCAAAAAAAGCTAAACCTAAAAGAACTTAAGAAGCTGCACGATAAAGCATATCAAAGTGGGTATGACACAAGGTTAAAAGCCGCAGACGATATGCTGTTTGCATGGGTTACTCAATGGGATGATACCTACCTCCAGGAATCCGATATAGGGTATCGTGGGGAGTTCAATATATGCCGAAAGGCAACACGTCAAATACTCACGGACCTGATACTCAATCCCATCCAAGTTGATTTCGACCCTGTTGATGATACTGATGATAATGCGGCTGATATTATGGATGGCATGTACCGCGCCGACATGCGAAATAATGCAGCTCAAGAAGCTAAGCAAAATGCCAGTCAAGAAACTGTCATATGTGGCGTGGGCGCGTGGGAGTTAAGAAACGAATACAAAACAAGTCGTGGTGAGGATGACCGCCAAGTTATTAAGAGATACCCACTATACGAAGCAAATAACAATGTCATGTGGGACCCTAACGCAAAGCTCAAAGATAAGTCTGACGCTAATTATGTGTCGTGCTTGGTGGCTTACTCCGAAGATGGGTATAAGAATTTAGTTTTAGAGCTTACGGGCGAAGATATTAGCGATATGGATTGCGCCTCCGCAAACTCATTTAAGTCGCCAGAGCATAGCTATGTCTTTCCGTGGATATCCGAATCTAATAAGGTGTACGTGACACGGTTCTTTCATCGAGTAAAGCGGAAGGTTAAATATTACACGTTTACCGATATGTTTGGATCGTCTAAGACGGTTTCAGAGTTCGACCTGAAAGAAAGAGAGGATGATTTTGCAGAGGGTAGCTACGAGCTATCCAACGAAAAGGAAATCAATCGCTATGTGGTAACAAGATACGTAGCCTCTGGTGAAAGAATTTTAGAGGATGTCACTGTACCAGGCGAACACATCCCTGTAGTTCCGCAGTATGGGGAAAGAGCGTGGATTGAAGGTGAAGAACATTACGAGGGTATCATAAGGCTTGCAAAAGACCCCCAGAAATTAAGAAACTTCCAGTTATCCTATCTTGCTGACATTGTATCTATGTCGCCTAGAGAGAAGCCTATATTTACTGCTGAGCAGATACAGGGCTTTGGGGATATGTACGAAGTTGGGGGGGCGGATAATAACCTTCCTTACCTTTTGCAGAACGCTAACGATGCTAACGGTAATCCTCTACCTATCGGACCTGTTGGGTATGTTAAGGCTCCTGAAGTTCCTCCCGCACTAATGGCTAGCATGGCAGAATCTAGAGCTGCTGTTGATGATGTTGCCGGTGCTGGCCTTCCTGCTGATATCACAGACACAGACTTAAGCGGAAAGGCTATAAGCTCGCTGCAAAAACGTCTAGATATGCAAAGTTACACCTATCAAGATAATCATAAGTATGCAGTTCGGCGAGATGGTGAGATTTATGCATCAATGGCTAGGGATGTTTATGATGGAGAGCAGGAGATTGCATTGGTTAAGCCTGACGGGTCCAAAGCTAAGGAAAAGATAAACACAGAAGAAATGAACTACGAAACCATGAATTCTATAGTTGTGAATGATATTCCTTCTATGGCGTTTGATGTTTATGCAGATCTAGGCCCATCGTTTGAGTCTGTCAAAGAGCAGAATAAAGAAGAGCTTAAAGAGCTTATTAATGGTGCGGTTCCCGGTTCTCCAGAATATAGCATGCTACTTAATGAGTACCTGCTGTTAGTTGATGGGTCAGGGTTTAAGGATGTTAGGAGTTATGCTCGCAAGCAATTAATACTGATGGGCGTAAAAGAGCCTGAAACGGAAGAAGAAAAGCAAATGATGGCTCAAGCTGAGCAGGCTAAACAAGATCAACCAGATCCTATGATGCTGGAAGGTCAAGCAAGGATGATGGAAGGTCAAGCCGCTATTCAAAATGAAGTTAACGACGCCAACAAAATTGCAGTTGATCAGTTCAATGCAGAGACCAACCGCCAGAAGGTTCAAATTCAAGCGGCTGAGGCTGGCGTTAAAATTAGAGATACTCAAGTTAGTACGGTAGGCAAGCAGATAGATAACACGCTTAAGCTACGTGGGGCTGTTGGTTAGTAGTTTTCCCTATATGGTATGTGGTTGTTATCCTCTTGTTCGGAATCGCCTTGATCAGGTCTAAATACAGCTCCCCTGTCTCTTGCTGTCAGCTCAAACACCTGATTCCTATACCTGTCATGATTAATCGTTACGGTCTCACCTTTAGCCGCCTCCGCATAAACCTCGTGCGGCTTCTTTCTAAACTTGTTTGCTGTTGTCTTCACTCTGATTACCCTCGTTACGGTGCGTTACATCGTAACACTTCTATATAGCACAACAAAGGGTAAAATTAAATTACCGATGCTTTACGGGTAAATAAAGCAATCCTACGCGCGGGTTATCACGCGGATTATCGTTGACACTACGAGGAAAAATAAGTGGAAAAATTATCTCTGAAAGAGCTAAAAGAGCAAAACGCTAGTGAAGTTGTAGAGGAGGAGGCAGTCGAAGAAGTTATTGAGACAGCTGAAGCCGAAAACGATGAGTTGGCGGGTGAAACTGAAGCAGATCCAGTTGAAAAGCAGGAGGAAGCGGAAGAAGAGCCAGAATCTTGGATGCAAGCCGAGGATGCAGAGATCTCGGAAGGTGACCAGAAAGGCGGGTTCGTTCCTAATCATGGCGTAGCTGCTGTTAGGCGAAAGCTTAAAGCTAAGTTAAATGATGTTAAGGATGAGAATACCGAACTTAAAGCCAGAATAGAAGCTTTAGAAAGCGGAAGAGTTCAGCCATCCGAATCAGATCAATTGCCTCCACGTCCAAAGCGTGAAGACTTTGATTATGATGACGACAAGTATGATGCAGCTGTTGATGAGTGGAATGATAAGAAGCTGGATGCAAAGCTATCTAGACATACTCAAACCGCAAGTCAAAAGGCGCAAGCTGAAAAAGCTCATAACGACTTAAAGCAATCTATTGACGGTCATTACGATAGGGCTAGCAAGCTAGTTGAAAGCGGCAAGATCTCAGAAGATTCTTACCTAAATGCTGATCGAGTTGTGCGGCAAACAATGGATAGAATCGCACAGGGTCAAGGCGATGCAATTACAGATAGTCTTATTAGTACACTTAGTAATATGGGTGATGGCAGCGAGAAAGTAATGTACCAATTAGGGGTTAACCCTACAAAGCTGGCTAGACTTGAAAGCTTAATGAGAAGTGATTCATCAGGCTTGTCAGCAGCGGCTTACCTTGGAACATTACAATCAAGCATTACCACCACTAATAAACGTAGAAGTTCAGCACCTAAGCCAGCATCAAAGGTTGACGGGGAAGGCGGAAGCGGCGGACCTGAAGGCGCTTTGCGTAAAGAGTACGAGAAAGCTGGTGATGACGTTCAAGCTAGAATCAGCATTAAGAGGAAGGCTAAGCGTCAAGGTATTGATACAAATCAATGGTAATCAATAGGAAAAAATTATGACCACTTTAGCATCAGGTAAGATCGCAGAGGTTCTTTTTGAGAATGCTCTAGATACTTACGAAGACCAAACAATGTTGGTTGATAAGACCGACGTATTCACGCCCGATCCGGGCTCAATGCAAAACTCAAACAACGTTATCTGGCGTCCTGTTCAGCAGCATGCACCAGTGATTGAGGGTTGGGATTTGTCCGGGCAAGAGCAGGAAATCATTGAAGAGACTTACCCGGCAGTATTGGGCGACCCTAAAAATGATTTCGTTCAGCAACGAATTGACAATCTTAGAGATTCTACATTCTGGGAGCGTCGAGGCAAGCAGGCGGGCAAGCAGCAGGCTACCAACTTAAATACTGGTATTGCTAACCTAATTAAAAACTCAGGCTCTTTGTTTTACCGCTCTAATGCGACTAGCGGCTTCGACTTTATTTCTGAGGCCCAAGCCCTTATGAATGAGCGTCAAGGCCATCACACCAACCGCTGCTTCGTTCTTAATGACCGAGATAATCAAACGTTTGGTCAAGATCTAGCCTCACGTCAAACAATTAAAGGTCGTCCATCTGATACGTGGGCTAATGGCCAGATTGGTTCAAATGTTGCCGAGTTTGACGTTTACACGGGGTCGTTCAACCCATCGTTAACTGGTGGCGCGGCAATTAGTACCACAACTACGGCGGCGGCTTCTTTTGCTCCTGAGGGTGGTACTGTAGATGCTACAACTAGCGCTGTAACTAACGTTGATTATCGATCAGCTACTCTTGCTGTAACGGCTTCCGCTAGTTATAACGTAGGCGACAAAGTTGAGATTCATAACGGCGGTACAGCCATTCAATCTATTGGTCTTGCGGATAAAAACGCTACAGATCAGCCCATGACGTTCACTGTTGTAGCTAAGCCTACAGGTACGAGTTTGACTATCTTCCCTAAGCCTATCGCGGCTGATGATGGTGCGCTCTCAACTACTGAAAAAGCATATGCCAATGTTGATACCACTATCACAAGTGGTGCGACTATTGAGCGAATCAATACTGATGCGACTAACAAAACTAACCTGTTTTGGGATCGTGACGCTATTGAGGTTCTTGGTGGCGACGTTCCAATGGAGCTTATGTCTCAGTTTGACGGCAAAAAAGTTATTTCTGAAACTATGAGTAATGGCCTTAATATGTATATGGTATACGACTCAGAGCTTTCAGGCCTTACTTTGCGCTATCGGTTGTTTACATGGTACGGTTTAACCATGAAAGATCCTTCGCGTGCAGGTGTTGCTGTAACGTTCTAATCTTATGGGGGGCTTCGGCCCTCCTATATCTGGAGTTTTATAATGTCCTGCATTTTATATAAAAACGGAAAGCAAGAACGCGTTAAAGCTGAGTATGTCGAGCACATGCTAAGGCACGGCTATTCTGATTCACCTACAGCTAAACCTGAAAAACCTAAAACAGATAAATCTTTACAAGATGACCTTGCCCTTAGTGAGGTGGTTAAGCCTGCACCAAAAAACTCAATCAAGAAAAAGGCGAGTGACAAGTAATGCCCACCAAAACAAAAGGCGAGATAGTTAATAGGGCCTACTCTTGGCTTAGAATTAGCGGTATTACTAAAAGGCCACAGCCTAGAGAAATTGAGTCCGCCTTGGATGTTTTGGAGGCTATGGCTTATGAGCTGGATTCTAGAAATATATGCACATCTTATTCGTTTGAAGACGTACCGGACCCGGACACGGAAAGCGGTATAGGTAACGCCTTCTTTCTGGCCGCTGCTTATAATTTAGGGTTAAGAATGGCCCCTGATTTTGGTAAGCAATTAACGCAAGATCAAAAGCTTCAAGCAACTCAGTCTATGTCTAATTGGTCGGCTAGAACATCTAAGACTAATTCAATTAATCATCCCAGAAGACAGCCTAGAGGCAGCGGCAACAACTTTCGTGGGCCTAATTGGATTCGATACTATAAAGATGCTGCAGACGCTCCCATATCATGCGATACAGAGCAGATCACGCGCGACTCAATCAATGATTACACTTATTCAATAGCTGATTACCTTCAGGATGGTGAAGAGGTATCAAGTTATGCGATTGATACTACATCTGGCTTAAGCGTGGTGAGCGAAAGCTTCGACTCTCCTGTTTTTTCATATCGCTTGAGTGCTGCAAAGAATGCTCAAGACTTCCAGCAAGTTCAAATCACCGTGAATGCAGACACTAGCCGCCGACAGATATTTACTATAAATTTTGAAGCAATTGGCACAGCAATTATTAGCTAGAGTAGGTGTGATTAGCGGGTTCTAGTCTATAGGCTTCAAAGTGGTATAATAATTAAAACTTGAGGCTGAAAAATGCAAATACCACTACTTAAGGGCGATAAAGTTGACAGTAATGTCGACTACGGAGATGCATTGCCGGTAAACATGACGGCAATCAATCATCCCATCAAAAAAGCTCAAGGCTATATGTATCAGCAGCCTGGATTGACCTTGTATGCAGAGGGTGAG